GGAATCGAACCACTGCCCTTTGCATGTAAAACAAATACGCTACCATTACGCCAATTCGAGTTTTGAGAGGGTTAGGTATGGCTCACCTCTCCGTGACTGACGTCCTACCTTAACAGTCTAATTGTTCCCCCGGATGGCCTCGAACCATCTACCCCTCCGTTAAAAGCGGAGTGCCCGTCCACATGAGCTTCGAGAGATTGTATTTTGTTGCGATAAGGAATTTCGAAATCCTGACATCTCCAATATGAGCGGAGTACTCTTCCTCTGAGTTATATCGCATTTTTTAATTTTTCAAATTCACTTAATACAAATTTTTCATTATATCTACCAGAATCTTTAATTATATAAGGAACATATCCACATTTAATTATTTCTTGGATTTTTATCCTATCTCTGTTTTGGACCTGTTCTAATGAATGATTTTTGGTAATTTTTTCATAGTGCCATTTACCATTCCATAAAATAGCAATTTTTATTGAAGGTATTATAACGTCTGCATCCCATCCATTAAATATACATTCATTTGTTAAAATATTTTTAAATTCATTTTGACATAATTCAGCAAATAGTATTTCATTTTTGCTTCTTTTATTTTGAGATTTAGCGCTATTTAATCCACCTCTTCTACTGTATTCTAAATGATTAGGATGTGCAACTGCACATGATTTAGAACAAAATTTAGAATTTCTTTTGTGCCATTTTACCGTAAATTCATTTTGACATGACATGCAACATAGTTTAACGTCAGGGTTTGCATTGGCACTTATTTTTTTAGAAACTTTTTCATTAATTTCTTTTCTTTTGGCTTTAGTACTAAAACCTCTAGAACATTTTGTTGAACAGAATCTGCCAGAACCATAAGTTCCTTCATGTTCGTTGTTGCAATTTTCACATGTTTTCATATTATATATATCTACATATTATTCGAACTTTTAAATTTGCCTTAGTAGTCTATGAAGGATTCGAACCCTCATCTTCCGATCCGTAGTCGAATGTTACTATCCGTTGAACTAATAGACTAATTGTGTCCTTGGGAGGGATCGAACCTCCATATCTCTCGGTTATGAGCCGAGCGCCTTCACCAATTTAGCTACAAGAACCTTACAGCACGGGTGGAGGGATTTGAACCCCCATCGCTGGTGTTGGAGACCAGAATGCTACCGTTGCACTACACCCGTAAATATGTAGGATATCGCTTAACCTACCAGGTTTTACCCATTAAATCATATTAAATGACCCAAGACGATTTTTTTGTAGATATGGGCAGAATTGAACTGTCCGGCACGTCCATGTTCCTTGCAACTGCGAAGTACTGAGGATTGCTCTACCACTGAGCTACATATCTGACCTAGTTGCGATTAGAGGAGTTGAACCTCTGGAGGGTATATCTACCGATACGGCTCATGAGACCGTCTCTGACCAACATCGCATTTTAGAGCCACGTAACAGGGATCGAACCTGTCTACCGAATCTTGTCAAATACTCTCATCTTGTCGACCTTTCAGAGGCATATTCTATTTAACTCTTCATGATTTTCCACCTTACGTCTAAAGTGTTCCATACATAACTAGTTAAAAGATCCAGTTGTCACCATTGACTACGGACATTTTGGTGGACCCTGTAGGAATCGAACCTACTCCTCTAGTTCTTCAGACTAGCGTACGCACCAGCTATACCAAAGGTCCATAAAAGTATAATATCCGTTATAATACCGACCCAGTTTCCCAGGACCAGGTTGGATTCGAACCAACATCTCTTTTTTACGTGGGCAGCAGTGGACTCGAACCACTCCCTTTAGAGACCGATTTTACAGACCGGCTGCCGTATCCGAACGACTTTTGCTACCCTTATTGTAGTGATATTAGGAATCGAACCTAAAACCTCTTCGGTATCAGCGAAGTGCTCTAACCAATTGAGCTATACCACTAGTTGATTACCATCTGACTCTTTTCGAACTTTGCAGGCTCGTATCATTCCTTAATGGTAATTTGCTCTTCCCCTAGGACTCGAACCTAGATAAAATGATTAACAGTCATCCGTAATAACCTTTATACGAGAGAAGAATTTTGAGGACCCTGAGAATTTCGAAATCTCGACCCGTTGCCTAACAAACAACCGCTCTGCCTCTGAGCTAAAGATCCAATTTAGTCTTTTGCTTACCTCTAAATAATTTACTTTGCCAACCGGGCCTTAGTTCCCGGCGCTTACCAATCATACTGGAGTAATTATTCCTTTGTTGCGGGTGAGGGACTCGAACCCCCGACCTTAAGCTTATGAGGCTCACGAGATACCAACTTCTACCAACCCGCTATTTGTTTCCCTTGAAGGACTCGAACCTTCATCAACTTACGTTGAGCAACCACATTCAATAGTGGTCCATGTTTGCCAATTTCACCAAAGAGAAAACTACTAAATAAATTTCGTCTGCAAAGTACTCTTTATCATATGTAGTAACCTTATAGTCCCGATAGAATTTGCAGATTCTATACTTGCCTATCCAGTTTGTTGCCGAGATGACGGGACTCGAACCCGTGACCTTCGCCGTGACAGGGCGACATTGTTACCAACTCTACTACACCTCGATTATTTTGCGGTCCCGGAGGGTTTCGAACCCTCATTTTAGAGCAGTGACAGTGCAATTCCCCGACCAATGGGGCTCACAAGACCTTTTGTGGAGCTACCGGGATTCGAACCCGGAATAACAGAATGCAAATCTATCGTGATGCCAATTTCACTATAACCCCAAATGCACTTCCTCGACTGTTTAGTGCGAACCAACGTAGTATTGCGTATGGGATTCGAACCCATGCCTCATCATAGAAAGTGATACGTGTTTACCCCTTCACTAACGCAACATTTAGAGCCTCTACAAGGAATCGAACCCTGTTATCTTGTGTACAAAACAAGCGCATCACCATTTATGCTTTAGAGGCAAATCAATTAAAGTGGGTGTTTGAATCCCTTCTCCGCTTTATCAGTGCGGTGCTTTACTACTAAGCTAACTTTAATCCTTGTACCCAGGGAGGGATTCGAACCCTCAATATCTAGTTCCTAAGACTAGCGTGTCTACCGTTCCACCACCAGGGCAAATCTAATTCTATGCTCACAATATGTAGTTCTATGAATTAGTAACAATCTCATCTGTGTCTGGATAGCAGGATTCGAACCTGCGTGCTCTAGCGTCCAAGGCCAGCGAGATAAACCGGGCTCCTCTACATCCAGAAATTATTTGTTGCCTGTGGAGGTAACGATCCTCCTCCGATGCTGTCAAAGAGCATTGTACTACCTTTATACGAACAAGCATTATTTCAAACTTGGTTTTTAACTAGGTTTCGGAGCGCATCACTTGTATTTTCAAAGTAACGGAACATTCTTAAAGCTTATTGAATGAACTGCCTAATTAAATTTCCAGTATCACCGCGAGGAGGTGTTTGATTGATACCGCTGAGCTTCGTTATTCTCCGGAGAATATTCTCCTTTGGATATTCGTTTCATGCTACTTCTATGTTTATCGGCCGATTCCATATTTTCGCCATTATACAATTTATTTCTTTTCGTCATCCCCTACTGCCCACTTGGATGCGGTTACGAAAGCGTTCCAGTCTGTTCACGATACAATTTACAGTACCTCGAGAGCGATTTCCCGTTAAGAACCGATACTTGTGACCGGCAATCAATTTAGTTATCATGACAGGATTCGAACCTGCGATTGGAAGACTATTACCTCTACCCGTGCTAACCATCTACACTACATAATAGCTACACTGTGGTATATCAATTTAATACCCTTAATATTTACTCAATGACGAGCAGTATAGTTTGAGCAGATAGGGAGAATCGAACTCCCATCTTTAGATTGGAAGTCTAAAGTAATGGCCATTATACGATATCTGCAAATTTGGTTATCAGTATGTCAAAGAACCTTTGTTCTAATTTGTTATGTAAATATATAACAATTCTTTCAATCGGTAAAACTTTAAGTGTTAAAATTATGTTAAAGTTTTAATTTGAGTCTCCGTACAGAATCGAACTGTATCTGTAGCGTTTGCAATGCTACCGGTCGCCATAACCATCAGAGACATATAAAATCAAAAAAGGACCAATCATTTCTGAAAGGTCCTTTTGAATATTTGTATGTTAATAGAGTTTAACTCATATTAACTAATTTTGTTTCAAAAGAACCATAATGCTTCCAATCCCCATTATTTCTATAAGAGGCACATATCGGGCTACCTGTCGTAAGGACTGGTTGTTCCATAAAAATGATATGTTGTTGAATTGCTTGCATTGTAATTGTTTTATTTGTTCTAATCTATATATAAGATTTAATTTTCTTATGTATATTATAGTATTATATATATTTTTGTTTCATGAAATTCAATGTAAATTCCATTTATTTTTTATTTATTTTTAGATGATTGGTTTTCAATTGAAAGGGCTTTGATATGTTTACAATCTCCTCTTCGGAAGCTCGATGCGGGACAATTACAACTCCAAACCCCTCTCTGAAACTTGACCAAATATTCTGACTTTCCGTTTGATGATGGTACCTTAAATTCTAGGTCCACCTGTGGTTCAGCCTTCAATTGGGTTGGAACTATTGGTTTCTCAATAATTATACTGTCATCGAACTCTACATCATCTCTAGTTGTTCCCTCATCTACAGGAATCCAACCCGGACATATATAGGTACCAAACATGGTTCTCATAATTCCAAAGTCTTTAAAGACCCGGTCTCTAGGTATTTTATATTTAGCCATTATCTTTCTAGGATTACGAATTCACCGAATGCATTATCAAATGCTTGTAAGAGATTCTCATAGTCTCCGCTCATCATTTCGTTTATGAGTGCTTCACCTCTATCTTTCCATCCTAACTGGGTTGCAAATCGTTTAGCGTAAGCCATAAGAGCAAATGCATTTCCATCAGGACCTGTAAGGTCTATAATAATCGGGGTGGTTTTGACTTGTTTACTTCGTATCATAATTGATGTTTTAATTATAATGTAAATATAAACAAAAAACTCCAGACCCGAAAGTCTGGAGTGTTAAAATTTTGTTAAAGTTTAATTACTTTACAGTGTCTACTTTTGTAGTGTCTACTGATACGGTGTCTACTTTTACTGAATCAACTTGTACTGTTGTTGAATCTGTTCCGGTAGTTGTAGTTTCTACTTGCTTACAAGATGTAGCTACTAGTGTTGCCATAAATGCAATCGCTAAAAATACTTTTTTCATTTTGGTTTAGTTTAATGTTATTTAATTTAAAAGTTATATGATTTAAAACCTTTTTGTTTCAAATTATTCTCTTTTCTTTTTATCAATAACTGACCATACTATTCCGATAAGAGTTGCAACTGCACCGATTCCAGTGTTAAGTGTTACTTCTGTTAAAACTCCTGAAGTTACAAGGTAACCTCCTACGAATGTTAAAATGTGTCTAACAAATCCTAATGTTTTGTCTAATGATTCTTGTGTCATAATTATAAATCTATTTTTTGTTTAGAGCCATCTGTCATACTATAAGTAATATGCAGCGGTTTTAGTGAATGTTCTCCTGAATTTAGTATCTTTAAATATTCAGAACCTTTACCTGGTTTTAAGTAGGCAACAGTCATGTGGGGCATATAATCTGGGTAGTCCGTAGTGTGCGGAAGTTCACTAAGTGATTTATTTGCATTATGAAGATTATCACCTTCCATGTCAAATTTTAGGACATCAAATTTATCATTTTCAAAAAGAGAAAGATTGTAGGCTTTGCACTCTCCGAGTTTAATCCCTTTTAATTTGTCTGCAACCTGATCAACAGTTACTTCAGGGTGAAGTCCGTATAATAAAGTACAGTGTGGTTCATTTTCAAGACCGTAACTTTCATCAGCTTCTACTGTGAAAATATCTTCAGGTCTTATTGATTGATGTAGAGTTGCCATTGCTGGAAAGTCAAAATATAACATTGCACAATTAAAATCATGTGTTGTTTTTATTTTTTCATTTAAGAACTCTTCGAATAGTTTAATTCTTTTCATTATTTTCTTTTTTATTAATTTCATCCATTTTTTTCATAGCCCAATCAACTCCTTCATCTCCACCCCAAATCAACCATGCAACATATCCATTGTCTTTCCACGGTTCTGATTTATGTTCTGGTGCTATTTTCGAGTTCTTTCTATGTCGATTAAATTGTGCCATTCGGGAAACTACATCTTGCGAAAGTTTTTCTCCTTTTGCCAACTGATTTGCGCGTTGCCATCCGACTGGAGTACCTGCAGTTACTTCATCACGTCCATATTGGTCTCTCCAATCCAGGGCCTTCTTTGCATTCTCCTTTGCGGCAGCAGGATAGTCATTGTAAGTATCTTCTGATTCTAAAACAACAGATTCTTGCGCGTCCTCCCAGTCCTCTTCATCGGGATAATCTTTATCACCTGGCTTTGCAGGTTTTTCGCCGCGCTTTCTTTTAGCCCATATATTGTCCCAAAGACCCTTCTTTTTTTCGTCTAGGAACTCTTCAAATAATTTTACTTTTTTCATTCTACTTCAAATCTTTTTGGGTCAAAGTCCAGGGTTTTCTTAATCATATAGTCACTCAATTTCTCGAGCTCGGTGTTAGCCGCTGGATTTACATCACGACCGTAAAAATCATTAAATAATTGTCTGTATGCCTGAACTGTAGAATCAAATGGTACTCCCGGCTGACTGTTACTTTCAATTATATATAGTTTTCCAGATTTATCTTCCATAATATCAAAACAGATATATGGCAAGTCTGAGAATATTTTACCGAATTTTTCAACTAGGTCATTAAATTTCTGTGGTATTTTGGTAACGTCCTTTTTAATGTATTTAAACATCATTTGTTCGTCTCCTTTTCCTTCTCCAGATTTTGCTTTAGCATTCAATGGGTTTCTTTCCATCCAGAAAAATGGTTTACCCTTAAATGTAATCAATCTGTGTTCGGCTGCTTTGTCAATATATTCTGAATAAACATCCAACTTCGAATGGTCTGCATCGTCCCATGATTTCTGGTCCTTAAAGATTTGAATACCAAGTCCTGAGTGTCCTTCTGCTGGTTTTCCAATTAATGGGAATCCAATTTTTAGGGCATCTTTTTCATTATGCGCAGTTTTTGGGATGTTTTCATCACCATCAACCAACTTATGAAATTCTGCCTTGGAACCAGATTGTTTGATATGTTCTGGTAGGTTATAGACATTTTCTTTTTTAATTAACCCTTCATCTAGGAGCTTTTGAGTTACTTTAGAATTGTATGTAAGGATTGGGTATTCTGAATTGATGTTAATGTCTTTGTAATTATCAAGTGTTACCTGTACAAAGAAATTATCTCCGGCGAAGTCTTTATAAGACCACCATCTATGCCCACTATCAGGATTAATAGCCAAATAGATTTTATGCAAATCGGAATTGTCTTCCTTCTCTGCAATAAACTGTTCAAATAATTTAATTCTTTTCATGTATTATATATCTTATAAATACGAAGACGAAAGTTCTTTAAGTTGTTTTAATATAGTAGGGTCTTCAATCTTATGAATCACCTTCATTCCGTCTTGTTGTCGACGGATTCCAATTGCAGTTGTTCCAGAATTAAATTTAATTGTATGCAGTTTTGCGACCTTAGGGTCCATTTCAAAAATGCAACCCGCAAATTGGTCCTCTTGAGTTTGTAATGGGACTGAAACCCAATAAACCCGATGTGAATTCATAATCTTATCATGTTGGCTCTTTGGAAATGAAAACGAATCGTAATAGATTAAGGGTGCATTTGTTTTTACCTCAATGTTATATCCATCAATTATCATATCTTTATCCGAATCAAAAACGTTTAGGGATTCCTCGACCTGATGTCCGGAATCCCTAAAGTGTTTTGCAACTATCTTTTCTCCTAGCATTCCTAGAAGTACTCTTTTGTAATCAACTGCCATATCAGTGAGAATCTCCTACGTTATTCTTTTCACCATAAATCAAGTAGTCTGGATTAATTACTTTCGCAACTTTTTGTCTTTCACCAGTAATGTGCTTGATTACAATTCCTTCATGTGGGACTTTAGTACCGTCGATGAAGTTACCGAAAACCAAACCATCTTGTACCTCTTGATTCCATAATCCTTCATAAAGAACTGTAACATGAGAGAGTTCTAGAACTTCCTCAACAATGTATTCTGTTAATTCAGGGTCCATATACTTTCCATCAATTGTTAAATCAAATGCAGCAAATCTAGTATCTTTTAAACCATATTCATAGTTCTTTTGAATTCCTGCACCATAGATTTCACCATACAAAACAAAACCAGAACCAATTTCTTCGACTGATTTTCTTTTTACAGCTCTCCAAAGTTTTTCTTTGATACCATATTCTTCGGCAGTTGTTCTCCAAACGTCAGTTGAATAAAATCCTTGAGAATCAGATCCTTTCTCACAATTATGAGAACCATAAATGTACTCGTAGTTAACCCATTCGTCAGCAATTCTTAAGAATTTTCTTACTCTGTCCCAAAGGGTCAATTTAGATTTCTTTACAATACCATAACGTGCATTTGTTCCGTGCAATTTTCTGGTGATTTGAACCTCATCCGCTTCAGTAAATAATCCAGCCACATTTTTCAAGTTTGGAAACTTGTAGTAGATATGGAAGTTTTGGTTATCTCTCCATTTGATTTTTCTACCAGATGCTAATTGGATTTGTTTAACTGGTGGCTCATATTTAGTGATACCTAACTCTTCCATTAAATCCTTTCCTTCTACAATAGATTTTGCTCTAATATATGTAACTGGAATGATTAAACATTCTGAATAGACTCCACGCAATTTTACAGTTCGGACTCTTGTACCTTTTCTTAGGTAGTTTGCAACTCCCATTTTTTCAGAAAGGGCTTCAGGTATTACTGCATCTGTTGTTGCAATTACTGTTAGGGAACCTTCTCTAAATTCACCTTTCTTTGTGATGGCATTCCATCCACCTGCGATAACTAATTCGATGTTATCTGCTCCTTCGATTGCTCGAACTTCATTTATTTTTGCTACGTAGCAAACTGAATTTTGATTTTCCATTATATTAATTCATATTTGGTTAATGTGTCTCTTCTCTCTTCTTTGTTAATTCCTATCAAATAGTTCTTAACGTTTTTAACGATTAACTTACTATAAAATGTTCCAATGTATGCTAATGTTACCTTCTTTTTTTCTGACGGTCTTGTTTTTAAATCTATTTTAACATTTTTAACATCACTAATTGCGGATAGTATTTGATTTTTATAGCCAGAATTACCATCGATTAAATTAATAACTCTATTTGTTAAAATACCATTAACAACTACCCGGATTTGATGGGGTTTATTACCTTTAAGATATGTGATTTGATACTCATCATATCCAAGGTGTTTAAACCCTTCATCCGTCTTTTCGTATTTGGCAACTTTAAAAATGTTTTCCATCCTTTATAGTTTTACTTCAAATCTTTGTTTCATTTTTTCTAATGTTTCTTGCGGAACATTGTGCTCATTTACCCCTCCATGTCGGTTTTCTACGATTAAGGAGTATACTCTATAGTCATATTTTTCAGCCAAATCATAGTAGGCTTGCATTTCCCATTCTTGGGTAAATGTGTTTGCTACTGCTATTTTAAGTTCCATTTGCATAAACTCTTCACATCGGATTCTACACCATTCATGCGCATCTTTTAATTTAGTTGCATTAAATTCATAAGTACCATTACTCATAAAATACTGGTCTGCTTCTAAACGATAACAATTTAATGATTCTGCCAGCGTAGATTTTCCAGCTCCTGGTAGTCCTCTTAATAAAAATAGTTCTTTACTCATACCATTGTGATTTTTGTAGTTCATAATATTCCTCTTCAGTCATTGGCCTTTCATTGTAAATTGCTTCTGCGACCAAGAATCCAAATAGGAAAGCCATTAAAGCAATTATCAAAATTACTGCATTTGTATCTTTGTCTCCCATCTTATTTGTTGATTTGAGATTCTACTTCTTGAATAAAATCTGATGCTGATACTTTACCTCCAACATTAAATTTCATCAATTCATTTTCAGTGTATTCTCTTGAACCGGTCTTCCAGTCATATATTGTAAAAATATCACCTTCAAAATCTACAACCCATTCAACTTGAACTTTATTATCTCCACTTGGCTCATTGTATGTAGGTTCTCCTAGTGCCTCTAGTAATTGACTATAAGTTGCAACAATATAACCTTGAAGTGATGTTCCTGATTCGTCTGCGTCTTCGATTGAAAGTACCTTAAAATTTTTCATAGTGTTTCTTTGTTAAAATTAGATATGTAAATATAATCAATAGTTTAGAATCCTGAAAATCTAAAATGTTAATTTTTTGTTAAAGTTTTTGTCTTCGAAAGCTTAAACTTAATCGAGGTTCTACATCATTTTTTTCTTTTGGAATTCCATGTAAATATATGTCTTGCATACCAGGACCCATAAATAACATAGAATTATGTTTTAGTACAACCTCGTATCCAATGTTGGTAAATCTATTAATCAATCTCATTTTACGATTAGAATTGCCGAGTGTAAGTGTCGCAACAATCATTGGTTGTTCTAGGTCTGGCATTTTGTCGGTATGATCCCTAAAAGAACAATTTCCACTATTATAATAATTAAGAGTGCATGTATTAAAATAATCAGCGTTAACAGGTAACTTCTCCTCTAATTCTTTTTTAATTCTTAAAACAGTTTCAGAGTAGTTTTTTCGACCATACTTTTTGCCAAATAGTGTGTATGTAATACCCTTATCGGTCATTCTACACATTTTTCTACCACCTCGACCGGGTTTATCAAAACTGGCTTCTACTTTAACACTATCAAAAAGATTTGGATAATTATCAATGTCCAATATATCTTCAATTAAATAGATGTTGTCAATTAGTTTTATTGCTTTCATTTAATTAAATTTAATATGTAAATATAAACAAAAAACCTGACACGGTAAAATGTCAGGTTAATTATTTTCAAAAAGTTATTAACAATTTAACAAACTTCATGTTTTTTAATTTTATGTTGTTTTTTATAGCTCTCTATAAAACTGCCACCAACTCCAATCTCATCGATAATATAATTATTCGGAATCATTGGTTTCCTGGCATTCAGATTTATAATTTTATCCGGGTTTTGTTCATTCTCAAACACAATCATGTATTTTGTTTTTGAACTGCTAGATTTTCTATAGACAACAACAACCATTACGACATCATATTTTCTTCGATGATTGCTTTACCTCTACGAATACGGTTTTTAATAGTTTGTAGCGGTAAGTCATGTTTTTCTGCGATTTCTTCGTACTTCATCTCATTAATCAAACGATCAATTACAATTTCACGGTACATTCCTTTCAGGTTTTCAATTTCAGTAAGAGCACGACCATACTTTGCCATAAGTTCGTCATCTTCCTCAAGGAAATCCTGTTCGGTTTTCATTACGTAATCTTCAATAGCACCATTTAATCCTTTTGAGCCACTTACAAATTCACCATTCTCACTTACTTCAACACCGTAATCAGATAGGGCATCCAGGGAGGATTGTTTGTTTCTATTATTGATATGTCCTAATGCATCATTGAATGCAATTCGGTACAACCATGTAGTGATCTGGTATTGTGGGTCATATTGATCAATTTTAGTCCACAATTTTGTTAAAGTGTTTACGGCAATATCTTCAGCCATTTCGCGATCTTTTACTATTTTATTAATATAAGTCGTAAGTCCTGGTTTTACTTTGTAAAAAAGTGCAGTAAAGTCTGCTTCAGAACGGGTTGATAAAAAATTCTCTGTTAATTCTCTGTAAGATTTAGATGCCATATTTGTTTTTGTTTTTTAATTATAATGTAAATATAATACAATTTTTTGAATAGGGAAACACTAGAGTGTTAAAATTT